AATATTGTTATTTCACTCTAATCGTCCGACTTCGGAGGGCGATTATCCCCCGTCAGGGCAAGGCTTTTGAGAGTAACTCAAAAGGTATCGAGTAACTCGATAAACAAGATGCCTGAAAGAAGAATTAGAGAAAAGCACGGTAATTGATTGGTTAATAGAAATGTATGTCTTTTAGTGTCTTTGGATGCCGAGTAGCGAAATAGCAATAAAAAGCGGATTAGTGCAGACTTTCCGTTTCTAAACCGTTACCCATTCCATTAAGCGAAAAGCAGAGCAAAATAATGACGTTAAACGTCTGGTTATAGCGTTGTTTGTCTGTGGTTTACATTGTTCAGATAACTCATATTGAAAGTAAT